GCCCTCAGAAAAGTCTGGGGGTTTTTATTTAACTTTTGGAAGTTTAAACTTTTATATATACATTTGCTTATATAAATTAAAACATAAACAACACGACAATGATTGAAAATGCAGAATTTACAGAGGAGCGTGAGCTAACTCCAGAAGAACTTAAGGCTAAAACAGAAGAGATGCTAAACTTTTATAAAGAGCAGATTGACTTTATGAAGGTGCAACTTGAGTTTGAGTCATTATCAGCTGACATTGAAGAAAACAGACTTAAGCGTATGGTAGCAATGATCAGACAAGCTCAACTAAACACTCCTCCGTCTAATGAGGAAGATGAAGGTCCTAAAGAAGAGAGACCTAAAAAAAATCTCAAGAAAGTGTAATGCTATAATAAACCAACAATGGCTATTGTAAATCAAGTTCAGAAACGTATACGAATGGAGATTTGGGATATTACCAAGTTTCAGATATCTGTACATTGTAATTTAAACGATATACCTGTTTCTACCCTTGATCTAAATTGCTTAACCCTTTTAGCATTATCTGGTGAGAGAGAACTTACAGAGTTTTGCAAGACTGCTGCCAGTAAAGAAATTTTCGGCAGCAGTCAATCTGTAAGAAATGCTGTAACCAAAGCAGAAAAAAGAGATCTTATTTTAAAAGAAGGGTCTAGCAAAAAAAAGATTAGAATCAATCCTAGTTTGAAAATACAAACTGAGGGGAATATCCTTTTAGATTATAAAATTGTAAGAATTGAATCCAAAGAAATCTAAAGTTATATTGAAAGATTTGTACTCTGAATTGGATTTGGAGGAATCTTTAGTAAATGATGTTATTGACTTCTACTGGGCAAATGTCAGAAAATCCATAACATCCGTATCATACTGTAGAATAAACATAGAAAATATTGGAGTTTTTCAGGTTAGAAAGAAAACATTATTGAGTGCTATTCAGAAGTATGAGGCATTGATAAATAAGTTTAATAAACCAAATTTTTCTAATTACCCTAGATACCAGGCACTATCTGATAGACTTGTTGTTCTAGAAAACACAAAAAAGGAATTAGAGGAAGAAGATGTGAGACGTAAAAAAATCAAAAGTGAAAAATATGGAAACACTACTGGAGGTTTGGAAGAAAAAGGGTAAAATACTTGAGGGTATTAAAAACTCTATATTTAAGACAGAACATGTTGAAGAGATTGCAGAAAAAAGGAATCAAATATGTCAAAATTGTGATGATATTGACAGAGGGGGTGACAAATGTTTTGCTCCCGGAACTCAACCCTGCTGTGGCGTATGCGGTTGTTCATTGCAGTTTTTACAAAGGTCTTTATCATCTGAATGTGAAGCAGGTAAATGGAAGGCTGTTCTTACTGAAAAAGAAGAACAAAAACTTAATAAAAAACTTGAAGAAAATGCCGGTTAAATTTTTACCCACCGAACATAAATATGTAAGCATTGACCCATCTGAAAACATTCAATGGACCAGTGTTACTAGTGTTATCTCTAAGTTTAAAGAATACTTTGATGCTGATGCTATAGCTGAGAAGTCATCTAAAAATAAAAAGAGTAAATGGTATGGTATGTCTCCGGAAGCTATCAAAGAAGCCTGGAAGAATGAGTCAGACCGAGCTATCAATCTAGGAACCTGGTACCATAATCAAAGAGAATCTGATATACTTGGCTGTGATACTATTAGCAGAGATGGACAGGACCTTAAAATTTTTAAGTCTCTTGAGACAAATGGAATTAAAACAGCTCCTGATCAAAAGTTAAAAGATGGCATCTATCCTGAGCACTTTGTTTATTTAAAATCAGCCGGTATCTGTGGACAATCAGATAGGGTAGAGGTATTAAATAGTAAGGTAGATGTGTATGATTATAAAACAAACAAAGAGATTAAATTAGAATCATACAAAAACTGGGAGGGTATCTCTAAAAAGATGTTCCATCCTTTATCTCATCTTGATGATTGTAACTATAATCACTATGCTCTTCAGCTTAGCTTGTATATGTATATAATCATTAAACATAATCCTAAGCTCAAACCCGGTAAACTTATCCTAGACCATGTCATTTTTGAAGATGATGGGGTTGATAAAGAAGGAAAGAAAATTCATAGGCTTGACCTTGAAGGATATCCAATTATTAAAAATGTTGAACGTTATGAGCTACCTTATCTAAAAGAAGAAGTCATTGCTATTATTAATCATATGTCCCTATGATACTTCAACTTGATCCTATGATACCTATTAAAAGAGTATCAGATGACATGGAGGGTTATGCTTTCTTAGTTATAGACTATAGTCAGGAACATGACTTATTGTTCACCTGTGCTATGGATGATGGAGAAATATGGACATTGAATAATAAAGAATTAAGATTTTGTAAGAACATAAGCCTAGAAAGAAAATAATGCTAAACATCAACATCCCATCTTTTAAATGTCTTGTAAGATTATCACATCTTACAAAAAATGATAAGGACAGTAATATTTTTCATCAAGCGTATGCCTTTGGTGTACAATCTGTTGTTAGTAAAATACTTACATTTCACATAATGACTGATTATGGAATGCTTAGATCAAGAGTACCATTATCTGAAATATTTATTAAAGAACCAGAAAATGATATTCCTTATTACTATAAACAACTCTGGGATTGCTTTTCAGAAAATGTAGTTGTTACAAAGTTTGAATACTTACATGAAAAAAGATGTCAGGTTGTTCTAAGAGATAACAATAAAGTCTGGGCCACTTACTTAATGACTGTTGACTGGTTTAATAATCCTTATTCAGATGAACCTTCTGATTACAAATGTGGGCACATTCTTGTAGCTGATGATGGATATCTTCTTTGTCAACCTAATAATAGAATATATTGGAAAGATTCTAATTGGGTTACTAAAGATTTTCCATTAGACCCTAAAGAAATAAAAGTAGATAAAAAAATGTTTTCTGTTGAAACAGTTGCTGATAGATGGATAGCTGAAGATACAGATAATTATTATTATAACATAAACAAAGATGATAGTAAAACTATTTGACATATCTAATGGCATTGTAGTTCCAACAGAACATTGCTATACTCTGACCACTTTAAAAAAGATAATGGACTCTCACCCAGATGATTATCTTAAAATCTATCAGTATCTGTTTTATATGACATGCCCTAATCCAGATATTAATCCTTTTTTTAATGTTGCAGAAATAGATAAAGAAGAAATTATACTACATGAAATAGATGCTGATTTCTCAACTGATGATTCTGATATCATAGCTGCTCTTAAGTTTTGTTCAAACATGTATGAAACACCTACCTCTAGAGCATATAAAGGAATCAAACAAATGCTGGATAAATTAGGTACTTATATGGAAACCACTCTTATAACAGATGGTAGAGATGGAAACATTACAGCACTAGTAAATGCTGCTGCAAAATATCAACAGATTAGAGAGAGCTATAAAGGTGCCTATAAAGATCTTCAGGATGAACAAAAAAGTCAAGTACGCGGTGGGCAAGGATTAGCTTATGATCAAAATTGATAAAAAGAAGTTTTAAAAATATAAGATATTATTTATCTTTATATCATGAGCAAATCAAACATTGAAAAAACTGCACCTAAAGGGGCTGTGAACTTCTCGATCACACTATCAGAAGAACAGAAAAAAGCCAAAGAGTTAATCATTACTAAGCCATATAATTTTGTTATAGGTAATGCTGGTTGTGGAAAAACTCTTGTTGCTGTACAAATAGCTTTGGATATGTACTTTAAAAGGCAAGTAAATAAGATTATCATTACTAGACCTACTATTTCTACAGAAGACAATGGTTTCTTACCGGGATCTGAAAAAGAAAAGATGGAACCTTGGTTAGTACCAATTAAATCTAACATGAGAAAAGTATACAATAAACCTGATGTTCTAACTAAAATGGAAGAAGAAGGTTCTATTGAGCTTGTTTCTCTTAGTCATTTTAGAGGTAGAACCTTTGAAAATGCCATATGTATTGTAGATGAGTTTCAGAATTTGACAAAAGCTCAACTACAAATGTGTGTAGGAAGACTTGGTAAAGGGTCAATTATGATCTTTACCGGTGACCTTCACCAAATAGATTTAAAGTATAAAAATGATTCTGCTATCCATGAGATTTCTAAAGTTGAAAAATCTTCTTTTGTAAATAAAATCTTTCTTACTGAAAATCATAGACATGAAGCTCTGACAGAAATACTTAGATTATTGAATGAATACTGAAATCTATCAACATATTCCCACCTATGAAAATGGAGAATGGAGTTATACGGACTTTGAAAGCAGAAAAGACTTTTATGAGTTCTGTAAATCTATTTTCAAAGAACCTGGGAAATATGAATTTGATGAAGTATCTGAGAAATTTAATGAACAGGCTAAACTCTTTGATAAGAATGGACTTTACTGTATAGCACCATCAGGTAGTAAAGATTTCATAAAGTTCTGGGATACAGAAAAAGAGAAATGTAGGAAAGGTGTTATATACAAATCAAATGATAACACCTGGTATATAACCAGGGATTATTATATGTGGTTAAATTTCCTTCCTATTTTCAACAAAGAAATACAAAAGTACGGCTTTGCTGATGTAAGGGATGCACAGTATCATATGGCTCTGTATGAAATCTTAGCAGAGCTTGACTATAAACACTGTGCTATTTTAAAGAAACGTCAGATTGCTAGCTCATACTTTCATTGTGGAAAGCTTATAAACCAGATATGGTTTGAGGAAGGGGTTACCCTAAAGATGGGAGCTAGTCTCAAAGACTATATCAATGAGAAGGGTAGCTGGAAATTCTTGAATGAATATGAATCTTTCCTAAACAAACATACTGCCTGGTATAGACCTATGAATCCAGACAAAGCAATGTTCTGGCAACAAAAGATTGAGATTGTAAATTTTGTAGGTGGTCAAAAAAGAAAAAGTGAATTAGGTCTCAAGGGTGTGATCCAGGCTATGTCATTTGAGAAAAGTCCTACTACCGGTGTCGGTGGTCCTACTAAATACTTCTTCCATGAGGAGGCTGGTATTGCCCCTAAGATGAATCAGACCTATGAGTACCTAAGACCGGCACTTAGATCAGGTATGATTACTACAGGTACATTCATAGCAGCAGGATCTGTGGGTGATCTCAGTCAATGTGATCCTTTAAAAAAGCTGATCATGCACCCTGAAGACAATGATATATATGCAGTGTTTTCAGATCTTATAGATGATAAAGGTACAATTGGAACAACCGGTTTATTCATTCCTGAGCAGTGGTCTATGCCACCCTATGTAGATAAGTATGGTAATTCTAAAGTAGAAGAAGCTTTGGAAGCACTAGATATACAATTTGCTGATTGGAAGCAGAAACTAGACCCCCAGGAATATCAACTCCGTATATCACAGCATCCTCGTAATGTAAAGGAAGCATTTGATTTTAGAAGTGTTTCTCTTTTTCCAGGACATCTTATATCAGCTCAAAATCAAAGGATAGAAGAGAAAGAATATCCATATGAGTTCCTTGATATTTACAGGAATGCTAAAGGAGAAGTTGCTGTAGAGACAACTAACAAACTTCCTATTATTGAATTCCCCATATCAAAAAATACAGAGGATAAAACAGGTGTTTTGGTTGTATGGGAAAGACCTGATAAAAATGCAGAGTTTCTTACCTATTATGCATCTGTTGACCCCGTGGGTGAGGGAAAAGCTGAACATGTTGATAATATGTTATATACCCCAACAGGTAGAAAAAGAATAGGTGATATACAAATAGGAGATCAGGTTATTGGCTCTAATGGAGAACCTATCAATGTAATTGGAGTCTATCCGCAAGGAGTTAAAAGAATGTGTAATATAACATTCAGTGATGGGCACAGTATCAAAGTGTGTGAAGATCACTTATGGGATGTAAAACTAAATGGTGGAACAAAAGGATATATTACACTTTCTGTAAAAGATTTACTAGACAATACTAAAACAATTACTTATAATGGAACAGGTAGAAATAGTAAAAAAGAATATATAGTTTCCACTTATTATAAAGATAAGCAAAATAGAAATAAATGGTCAATACCAATAGTTAAACCTATTGGTTTTGATCTTGGTAAAACATTACCTATTAATTCTTATTTACTAGGTTTATTATTAGGTGATGGCGGATTATCTCAAAAATCTATTAGATTTAGTACAGTTGATACAGAGTTAATTAATTCTATTGAACACATATTAGAAGATGACTTATTAATAAAAAAAGTTAAAAATTCAAATTGTGATTATGCAATTATTACGAAAACTGGTTCAAGAAATTCATTAACTAAAAGATTAAAAGAATTAGGTTTAAAAGGTAAAAGATCTGAAGATAAATTTATACCTCAAGAATACATGTATGCAATGGGGTCTAGTAGATTATCTTTATTACAAGGGTTAATGGATACAGATGGTTCTTATTCAAATCATGGAGCAGAATTTTATTCATCATCAAAAAGATTAGCTTATCAAGTTGTTGAATTAGTTCAATCATTAGGGGGAATAGCAAAAATAAGATGTAAAAAAACAACTCATTTAGATTCTTATATTGTAAGAGTCTTATTACCTGAATATCTTAATCCTTTTATATTAACAAGAAAAAGAAAAATTTATAGACCCTCAAAAGTATTTAGTAGATATATAACAAACATAGAATACGTAGATGATGCAGAAGCTGTATGTATCTCAGTTGATGCACCTGATAATCTTTATGTTACTGAACATGCTTTAGTTACACATAATACCACAACATCAGAATCTCTATGTTCTATATATGTATATAAAACAGCAGTAGAGGTAACTAAAAATAATGGTTCTGAGATTGAGACTTATGTAGAATCTGATAAAATAGTAGCTGCCTGGTGTGGTAGATTTGATGATATCAATAAAACTCATGAGAGATTAGAGATGATAATTGAATGGTATAATGCCTGGACTATTGTGGAAAACAACATTAGCCAGTTCATTAACTATATGATTTACAGAAAGAAACAAAAATATTTAGTACCTAGATCTCAGATTCTTTTCCTTAAAGATATTGGGGCTAATGCCAATGTATATCAAGACTATGGGTGGAGAAACACCGGTACTTTGTTTAAGAGTCATATGCTAAGTTATGCAATTGAATATCTTAAGGAAGAACTAGATCATGATGTTACCTCTGAAGGAAAAGTAGTAAGGACAAAATATGGTGTTGAAAGAATACCAGATCCTATGCTATTAAAAGAAATGATAGCCTACAGAGATGGTGTTAACGTGGATAGACTAGTTAGCTTTGCAGCACTTATAGCTTTTGCAAAAGTTCAGCAAGCTAATAGGGGTTACAAAAAGCGTTATGAGGAAACAGATCTAGCTAAAAAATTGGATAACTCAAATAAATTCAGTAAATTAACTAAGAGCCCTTTCCGTAATTTAGGAGGAAGTGGTTCAAAGAATGATACAATGAGAATTCCTAAACAGCCATTTAGAAATTTAAAATAATATGCAAATATATAATGCCTTACAGGCTAAAGCCGGTGCCAAGACAGAGTACAACAAAATGGGTACTCTTAATCAACCTATTCAGTTTTTACCTAGATCTAAAAAAGATGAAGATTGGGCTGCTTGGTGTTTAGATTGGTTGGAGTGGCAAGGTCTCAAAATGGTACGTAGAAATGCCAGAAGACTTATGAAAAACTATAAGCTGGCTAAAGGTATTATAGATAGAAGTGATTATATCATTGAGGAAGATAATGAGAATGCCGATTTAATTGATACTTTAACTAGAGATGATATATCTGCCTTAGAATTAAAGTTTTATCCCATTATTCCTAATGTGATTAACACTCTTACATCTGAGTTCTCTAAAAGAGTAACCCGTGTAACTTATTCAGCTGTAGATGAAAACTCTTACAATGAAATGTTAGAGCTTAAAAAGTCTCAAGTTGAACAAGTTCTTATGTTTGAGGCACAGCAAAGAATGAACAGTAATATGATGGCTATGGGTATTGATCCAGGGTCAGAAGAGTACGGTCAAGCTATGGCTCCAGAAAATCTTAAAACTCTTCCTGAGATTGAGGCTTTCTTTCAAAAAGATTACCGTTCTATGGTTGAGCAATGGGCTGAGCATCAGCATAAAGTTGATGTTGAGCGGTTTGGTATGGATGAACTAGAGGAAAGAGGTTTCCGTGATTTGCTTATTACTGATAGAGAGTTCTGGCATTTTAAAATGATGGAGGATGACTATGAGGTAGAGCTATGGAATCCTGTACTAACATTTTATCAAAAGTCACCAGATAGACGATATATGTCAGACTCTAACTGGGTTGGTAAGTATGATATGATGACCGTAGCTGATGTCATTGACAAGTATGGCTGGTTGATGACTGAAGAACAAATGGCTTCCATAGAACTTATCTATCCGGTAAGATCTGCAGGTTACCCTATTCAGGGATATCAAAATGACGGAAGCTACTATGATGGTACCAAATCACATGAATGGAATACTAACATGCCATCACTTGGTTACCGTCAGTTTACTTCTATGTGGGATAGCGCTGTCTATGGCGGTGATATTGTAAACTGGATCATGATGGAGAATGAAGATTACCTTGATTTAGGTATGTCTAATCTTCTACGTGTAACAACTGTATATTGGAAATCACAACGTAAGGTAGGTCATCTTACTAAGATTACAGAGTCTGGTGAAGTTATATCAGATATTATAGATGAAGACTATAAGGTAACTGTAAAACCTCAATACAATACTACCTTACAGGTAAATAAAAACAAGTATAATCTTGTTTATGGTGAGCATATTGAATGGATATGGATTAACCAAGTATGGGGTGGTGTAAAGATTGGACCTAACAGACCTACATTCTGGGGTACTAACAACCCAGGCGGTATCACACCTATCTATTTGGGTATTGATAATAACCACATAGGACCTCTCAAGTTTCAGTTTAAGGGTGAGAACTCACTCTATGGATGTAAGCTACCGGTAGAAGGATCTGTTTTTTCAGATAGAAATACCAGATCTACAGCACTTGTAGACCTAATGAAACCATTCCAAATTGCCTATAATATTGTCAATAATCAAATTGCTGATATTCTTATAGATGAACTTGGAACAGTCATTATGCTTGACCAAAACTCTTTGCCTAGACACTCACTAGGTGAAGATTGGGGAAAGTCTAACTATGCTAAAGCATATGTGGCCATGAAGAATTTTCAGGTACTTCCCTTAGATACATCTATCACTAATACAGAAAATGCATTAAACTTCAACCATTTCCAAAAATTGGACATGTCACAAACTGAACGTTTGATGTCAAGGGTACAGCTTGCTCAATATTTTAAACAGCAAGCTTTTGAGGTTATTGGTATTACTCCACAGCGTTTGGGTCAAGAAATAACCAGGCAAACTGCTACCGGTATAGAACAATCTATCAATGCTAGTTATGCTCAGACTGAGACTTACTTTATTCAGCACTGTGATTACCTTATGCCAAGAGTTCACCAAATGAGAACTGATTTGGCCCAGTATTATCACTCTACTAAACCATCTGCCAGACTAAAATACATAACCACTCTAGATGAGCAAAAGAACTTCCAGATCAATGGTACTGATTTGCTACTACGTGAGTTAAACATTTTTGCTACTACCAAAGCTAATCAAAGAGCTATTCTTGAGCAACTTAAACAACTTTCTATTACTAATAATACAAGTGGTGCAAGTATCTATGATTTGGGTAACATTATGAAGTCTGAGTCCATTGCTGAAGTTACTCATATCCTGAAAGAAAATGAGAAGAAAATGGAAATGAGAAGAAAAGAAGAAATGGCTCAGGAACAACAAATGCAGGAGCAAGCTCTTATGGCTAAAGCTGAGGAAGAAAGAATGAAACTTGAGTTTGAGGCTACTGAGAATGATAAAGACAGAAAAGCTAGAATTCTTGAGGCTCAGATTAAAGCAGCCGGTTATGGGTCTATGGCAGATCTTAATGAAAACCAGCAATCTGACTACATAGATGCTTTAGACAGAATTCAAAAAACTCAGAACTATCAGGATACTATGAACCTTAATAGAGAGAAAGAGAGCAATAAAATTATTCAGTCTAGAGAAAAAATACAAGTAGAAAAAGAGAAGATTAATGCACAAAAAGAAATTGCTAATATCCAATTAAAAATTGCAGAAGAGAACAAAAACAAGTATGATGTGTCCAAGAAAGATAAAGATAAAAATAAAAAATCTAAGTGATAGCTATAGGATACATTTTATTTTCTAGAAGCAAAAAATTTTTAAAGTTTAGGAATTTACATTTGCGTATATTAATACTGTAGATATTTAATAAACCAACAACAATTCATAATGAGTACACCAGAAAACACTACTGTTGTAGAAACAGTTGACATAGACCTAGACAATATTTTGGGTATTCCGGGAGCAGATAGTATTATGCTTCCAGAAGAAAAAAAACCTAATGTATTTTCAACGGGAAGTGCAGACACAAAGTTCCTTGACAACCCTATAGAATCTAGTAATGATTCTGATAAAGAGAAAGAAGACAAAACTTCTTTTACTGATGTTTTAAAAGATGTAGATGAAAATGATGCATCTCTTTTAAATCAAAAGGAAGAAGAGGAGCAAAAGAAAACTCCAGGTAGATCTAAAATCTCAAAAGATGGTACAGTTGAGTTAGTTAAAAAACTAATTGATGCTGGCCAGATTATTCCTTTTGATGATGAAAAATCTATTGAT